ATATTTACGAAAGCTCTTAACCAAATTGGAGAGATTGCACGAGCTAAAGAAGAAGCAGCTAAGCAACCGCCACCTCCAGATCCAGCAATGCAAGAGATACAAGCTCGTATGCAGATTGCTCAAATGGAAGCACAGGCAAGGATTCAAGCTACTCAAATCCAAGCGCAAGATGGGCATGAGAAGAATATGCTTGCGGCGCAAGAGCAGCAAATTAAGATGCAGCGTGAGCAGCTTGCTGGCAATATCCAGCTTCAGAAAGCACAGCTTGAGCAATATGTAGCAGAGCAGGAATTAACATTGAAACAGCAAGAGCTTCAAATCAAAGCTAACTCTGTTCAAGTTGATATGCTCAAAGTTCAGGCTATGACACAAAGTGATAGCATGAAGCATGAGATAACCGCTGAAAACAATCGCCTTCAGGGATTGCTTGAAGTTCAGAAGTTAGAAGCACAGCAAACTCAGTTCCGACTTGCCCAACAGGAAAAGTTGATGGAAGAACGACGATTGCAGCAGGAGCAGCAGATTGAACAAATCCGATTGGCAATGGAAAATGTCAAAAGCGGAATTGGGCAATCATCTCAACAACCGATTGTTATTAACAACGTAATCCCAAAACAAGGGAAGAAGGTTGGCAAAGTAACGCTTGATGAGCTTGGAAATCCTAGCATTGAACTTAGCAACATTGATGAAGGACAATAACCGTGTCTGATAATGTTAATGTTTCTAATAGTCCAACTTCTATCAATCCTGACATACCTGTTAGGACTATTGATAAGAGTGGCGAGCAAGTTCAGGTTGTTGCCATTGACTATGGTGGTGCTGGCAGCGAGGATCTTACGGTTCCTGATTTTGCGACAGAAACGACGCTACAGAGCATAAACTCTGCGATTGCTGGCGGTCTTTATTTCAACATAACAACTAACTCAGACATTCTTGGTGTTAGTGTTACAGGTCGTAGAAACAATGAAATTGAACTAAGTTTCTTTGATTCGTTTGATACTAACACTATTACAAATACTACTGCTGCCGGTGGTTCTGCAACGATTGCAAATGGTCATGCACGTTACAGAACTGGCACAAATATAAATGGCGCTGCTCGTGGTGAGTCAGTTTACAAATGCAACTACAGACCAGCGCATGAAGAGTATGCGTTTTTTACAGCAGCGTTTACTACAGGTGTTGCAAACTCATATCAACGCATTGGACTTTACGATACTAACAATGGGGCTTTCATTGGATATGAGGGTACAACGTTTGGCATAACGCTTCGTAGTGGTACAAGTGATACATTTATTGATAGATCAAGTTGGAATGGAGATCCGCTGAATGGTTCTGTTGGGTCTATCTTTACTCGTGGTGGAGTTCCAGAAGCAGTAAATCTTACTTATAGCAATCTTTGGCGTATTCGCTTTGCATGGTTGGGATCTGCTTCATTTATCTTTGAGATATTTAGCCCAGACGCAAAATGGGTAACATTCCATACAATCCGTATTCCCAACTCACAGCTTGCGCCATCTATTCAATCGCCAGTGCTTCCTATGAAGCTAGAGTGCGTTAAGACTTCTGATGGAGCTTCTGATCTTTCTATTTACACAGCGTGTTGGGCTGCTGGTACTACTTCTGATTATAATCCACTGACCGAAACACTTACGGATTATAGCCTTGCTAATCTTACTCGTTCAGTTATCGCAGGGCGCTCAAGCACAGGTGGTGGAACTTACTATAACGTAAAGGTTAATCCATCTGGCTCTCTCATTACTGCTATTGGTGATATTACTGGAGTTGTTGGCCAAAACACGATGGCAAACAGTTTGCCAGTTGTGATTGCTAGTAATCAAACTGCTATTCCTATTTCTGATAATGGCGGTTCAATCACAGTTGATGGGACAGTTGCCGCAACGCAATCTGGAACTTGGAACATTACAAATGTATCTGGCACTATTTCATTGCCTACTGGAGCAGCGACAGAAAGCACGCTTTCAACTCTTAATGGCAAAGTTACAGCCTGTAATACTGGCGCTGTAACAATATCTTCAATGCCTTCGGTTGTTGCGGCAACCTATTCAACATCTTCTGTAACATCAGTAGTAGCATCAGCAACAAGTGTTTCTTTACTTGCTAGTAATGCTAATCGTCGCATGGCAATCTTTTTTAACGATTGCGATAAAGCTGCTTATGTAAAACTTGGGGCAACTGCAACTACTACTAGCTTCAGTTATAAACTTGCTCCAGCGCAAACATTAGAGCTTCCAATACCACTTTATACTGGCACTATTGATGCTATTTGGGATGCAAGCCCAACTGGAAGCATGAGGATAACAGAGGTAAGCTAATGCCTGTTTATGGCTCAGATACTCCTATTGGTGCTGGTATGGTTTGGTATACTAATACTGCGCCGGCAGGTTGGCTTATTTGCGATGGCAGCAGCGTAAATAGAGCAGACTATCCAAAACTATTTGCCATTATTGGGACAACGTATGGGTCGGCAAGTGGAACAACATTCAACCTTCCAGATTTGCGCCAAAGATTTCCGATGGGTAAAGCGGCCTCTGGTACTGGCAATACACTTGCTGCTACAGGTGGTGCTATTGACCATACTCATTCTATCCCTGCTCACTATCATGGAATGGGAACTGGAGCAGATTTGGCGGTATCAGATCCCGTCACTGGATATAGTGCATGGGGTGGTAGTTTAACTACGACTACACTAACTGGAAGCACAGCCCAAGGAACATACGGATCGCATAGCATTAGTGGTCGTATAGGTTTGGTTACTGGCGGTGTTGACGGTAATGCCTCAATGACTTCTGGCACTCAAAACCCTCCATATTTGGTTGTAAACTATATCATTAAACACGCATGAGTTTACTGCTGCTACTTAATCCAAAGCAGTATGGTGGCGCTGGTCCAGATACAAGCGACATATTAGATCGTTATGCAAAACGTCGCCGCAAGTTAGAAGAATCGCAGCTAGAAGAAGAGATTGCAGCTCAATTACTCAAAGCTAGGCAAAAGGATATTGTAATACCTAAAACAGTAGATCCTATCAGACTTGGTGCAATTCTTGAGAAAAAGATGTATGAAAACATAAGAGCAGACGAAGTACATGGGGAAGCTCGCAAGAAGAGAATCAAGATGCTGCTAATAGCATTGTTAATGGATGACTAATGACAGAGAAACATAAGTTATTTCAGTGGTGCCCAATACAGAAAAAGGTTGTTCCAGTTGAGGAAGTAATGGTGCGAGTCCATGCGAACGCTTCGCACAACTTCATTCACGATGAGATGCCACCGACACGAAATCCACTTAATCCTAAAGAGATTTACACAAGTAAAAGCAAGCTAAGAGAAGCATATAGAGCGGCTGGAGCTGTCGAAGTCGGTACAGAATTTGAACGTGGCTATAATCCTGATCGTGATGCTGAATCACGAGAACGCAAGATTGTGGCTAATTTTATGAGACAAGTGAAGGATAGACTAAATGGATAACGTAGAGACAAACACAGAAGAAATTCAAGATTTAGCTCCAGAGGATACTGAGGTTGTCGCAGAGCATGAAGAGGAAAAGATCAGTATTCGGCAAGCACTTTCTAAGCAATTTAAGAAAGAAGATGATGCGATTGTTAGCGATGCTAAAGAGCACAACAATCCAGAAGAAGTAGAAGAAGTTAAAGAGGAAGTTCAGGTTGCTGAACAGCCAGAGGTGGAGCGTATTCCAGTAGTTCCTCCAGCCGATATGAACAAGGCTGAAAAAGAGGCGTTCTTAAATCCTACCCCGCAAAACGCTCACATTCTTCAGCAATACATGAATCGTAGGGCGTATGAGTTGCGAAGCGACCATCAGCGGCACATGGTTGAAATTGAGCAGATGAAGAATCAAACTTCCCCTATTATTGATGCCATTAAGCAATACGAGCATGATTATGCAAAACAGGGGATCTCTCTTGGTGACATAGCAAAGCGATCTATTGCTTGGGATCAGGCAATGAAAGCTGACCCAATTCAAACAGCGTTAGAATGGCTAGACTCGTATGGCCTTAGTCTTGATGATTTGAGCCAACAGCAACAACAGGCAATTCAGCAAGGGTATCAGCCACAACAACAGCAGCAAAATTACCTTACTCGTGAAGAGGCAGAACGAATAGCTGAAGAGAAATTTCAGGCATACCAACAGCAGCAGCAACAATCAGCCGTTGCCTACTATAACGAGCGAGTTGTAGAATCATTTATGTCAGCTAAACCTCTGTTTAGGGATCCTGAAACAGCTTCGCAGTTAGAGGCTGAGATGGCTCCCATCGTGAGTGCGCTAACAAGTACAGGCAAATACAGCTCTCCAGAGGAGATACTCGAAACTGCCTATAACTATGTAGTAGCTGGCAACCCAACCTTTTCCAGTCTCAATCAAGCTATGACTGCAAAGGCGGTGATGGATCAGAAACAAGCGGTAGTCCAAAAGGCTAAATCCGCTTCTCGCTCAATCTCTGGGTCCGCAGGTAGTGGGACGCCAAAGGTAGTATCAAAAGATTTACGGGATAACCTTCGTCGTCGTTTTGGCGGTGATTAGCAAGAGGCTAATGGTTGTCCTGTAAGTAAAAACTTTAAGGACAATTAAAATGGCAAATCTTGAGGAAGCAATCGTAGCGACCTTGTTTGACCAGTCTGATGCAATCGCTGATGAGGTACTTCACCATAATCCGCTTTTGAAGTCGCTGGATGATCAAGGTCTTATTCGTAAATTTTCCGGTGGATATGAACTCCGTAAGCCTATCATGTACAATGATGCGGCTGTAGGTGGTTTCTACGCTGGATTCTCTTCTTTCAACCTCGATGCAATCGACGATGCAACTGCTTTCCGCTTCGCTATCAAGCAGGCTTACGAGCCAGTAGCTATCAGCGGTCGTGATCGTCGTGCTAATCGTGATCAGGCTATGTTGCTTGATCTCGCTGAGATGAAAATGAAGGCAGCTATTAGCCGTCTCAAAAATACTGTTTCTACCTCGCTTCGTGGCGATGGAACTGGAAGCGGTGGACTTGAGTTTGATGGTATCAAGAAGGCAGTTTCGACTTCGCCATCTTCGGGAACTTACGGTCAGATTGATCGTACAAGCAACACCTGGGCTCGTAACCTTGCGGTAAACGTAACTCTTAGTGCTTCTAACGTACAAGAGCAGGTAACGGATGCTATCAGCCAGATCACTCGTGGCGATGAGACTCCAGACCTTGCTCTCTGTGATCGTACTGCTTGGAAATTCCTCCACAGCTCTCTCACAGCTATTCAGCGTATTCAGCTCCCTGTAAAGAAAGCTACCGCTGGATTCCGTGCTTTGAGCTATGACGGATGCGATTTCGTATTCGATGGTGGATACGGATCTTCTGTGCTTGAGACGAATTCCGTACGACTTCTCAATACTAAGTATTGGTCGTTCGATATGGTTCGTGGCGCTGACTTCAAGCCGCTTGCTCCAGAGATGAATCGTCCTGTTGACCAGGATGCGTTCTTCACTGTGATCATCGTGGAAGGAAATCTGTGCTGTTCTGCTCCTGCACTTCAGGCTGTTATTTACGCTTAATTAGTAGGAGGAACATAAAATGGCACGTTCAGGATCTTTCGGAGTAAATTACAAGAAAGCTATCCCTTCTACTCCTGCAATTCAGGAGTACAAGCTAGGCGATCTTGGTTCTGATCCAGATGGCGAGTGGGTATACGTTCAGGCTTCTGCTGCTGTTGCTCAATACGCATTTGTGGCAATCGCTAAGGATAATACTGTAGCTGAATTAACCACAACAACTGCTGGATCTAACAGCCTTCAGGTTGGTGTAGCGCAATTTGCGTTTGCATCAGGCGAGCAAGGATGGGTATGGATTGGTGGCGCAATGGGCGGTGGAGTTGGTAAGGGAGTTAAGGGCAAGATTGCAGCATCGTATGTTGCAGAAGCTAACCTTAATACTACCGCTACTGCTGGTGTAGCTGATGATGCTTCTACGACTCTTATTAAGAACGTAGTTGGTCTTACTGCTACAACTGGAGCTGCTGCTGTTGAGCTTCGTTCAAACGGTTATCTCTCGGTTAACTAACCAATTAGCGGGAGGCTTGTTTAGCTCCCGCCTTTTTACGAGGTCTTATGCCAAGCACAACCAATCTGATCGGCCTCGGTATGCCACCGGAGCAGGCTTCAGAAGTATCAAACGGTACATTTACCACTGTCACAAGCACCAACGCTGTTGTTGCTACTGCTGGCGGTATTCGTACCAAAATGGCAATTAACAATGTAAACGACACCACTCCTACTAATGCGGAACTTACGACTTCGTTCGGAGCGCCAGCAACAGTAGGAACTGGATTTGTAGGTATCGTAAAAGATGCTGATACTGACACTAACTGCTTCGTAGTTGTGTCTAACGGCGTTACCTTCTACTACCTTAAATTCACTAAGGCGTTGTAATTACGCAGGGGGGAGCAATCCCCCCGTATTTTTATTGAGACAATATGCCAGATTTTACACCTTCTAATCCTACTGCATTGTTTTCAGCTCGTAGGCTTGCAGCAGTTACTCCATCAGATTCTACAGACCTTACAGGCGTTCGAGCATTGTGGGTTGGTGGAACTGGAAATCTTGTATTGAAAGGCGTTGATGATTCGTCTGCTGTAACTCTTGCAATTCCAAATGCTGGCGTATTGATTCCAGTATTTGTTGCTCGTGTAATGGCAGCTACAACGGCAACTTCCATTGTTGCGTTATATTAGTTTAGGGCTGCTTATGTTGGTTGGAATTGGCGGTGTCGCATTAACTTCTGCTGTTCGAGGTGGGGCATCCCAATTTGACCCAAAGACCGTTACTGGCCTTGTTGCTTGGTATAAGTCTGACGCTGGAGTATTGGATGCTTCTGGCAATGCTATTACCGTAGACAATACAAAGGTAAAAACTTGGCAGGATCAAAGCGGTAACGGTAAAGACCTAGTACAGGCTACTGTAGGTAACCAGCCAACATGGAGAAATGCCGCTAACGGTATCAATGGCGTTCCAGCTATATACTTTACTGGAGCTTCCATTAACTATCTTGTTAGCTCTAGTTTTAGCCTTAGCTCCTACACGGTCTTTTTCGTACAGAAGATTTCTGTTGATTGTATATTTTATGAGCATGGAAATGCTGCAACAGGAGATGGACAGTTTGCTTATACTAGCCAAAATCCGTCCATGTACGTTCGTAAGGGAGCATTGGTAAACGGTAAAGATTCAAGCATTGGATGGGGAAGTGGAAATATCCTTCTGCAATGGACGGGTCGATATGCTGGCACAAGCGCAACTCACACAATGCGCAAAAATGGAGCTGACCAGACATTAACCGTAAGAAATGCTGGAGATCCAGGGACGGGAACTACAACAGCAGCATTAACTCTTGGAGCTAGAGCAGGATTCTCAGCTCCAGCCACAGGGTTTATAGCAGAGGCATTGTTTTATAACGCTGCTTTATCAGCAGGAGATATAACAAACATAGAGGGCTACCTAAAGAAGAAATGGAGTACCCCTTAATGGCTATGTCTACATTGTCACAATTTAGTGTATATTCTACCCTAAAGCCAAACTTTTATAGGGAGAACTATGGCACAAATTGATTGGAATAATTTGATGAACGGACAAATGCAGCAGCGCAAGCGGTTTCATGGCGCTAATGTTCGCTTCTTCAATGCGTACAATGAAAACAAAGAAAAGTCTTTGCAAGCTGGCAGAGCAATCTTTGATGAAATCCCTTCTATTTCTATTCAATATCCAGGTGGAGACGAGACGGTACGAAAGATTGAACCGCAAGACGTAGCAGACTATCCAGAACTTTACGCAGCATTTAAGGCTGGAAGTGAGGTTGTAGTAAGTGGAACCCCACTTGCTGAATGGCCTCTTATGAACGGATCAACACTTCGTGAATTGCAGCATCTTGGATTCAAGACTGTTGAACAACTTGCTGAAGCTCACGATGAAATAAAGCGTAAACTTGGGCCAACTGGACGTTTTATTAAGATGGCTAAGGATTGGCTTGATGCCGCTAATTCTTCGCAATTTACTGTTGTTGCTCTTAAACAACAGCTTGAGCGAGAGCAAAAACGAACAGCTAAATT